GTAGCAGTTAGTTCGAGCCATCCCAATATTGGAAATAACGTTAGATGTTGGGTTATTTTACGTTTTAATTTTTCATCAAATACTTTTTTAATCTTTTCATCAGTAATCAATTTACCTGCTGCTGCTTCTGCTTCTGCCGCTACTCTTTCTGCTGCTGCTTCTGCTGCTGCTTCTGCTGCTGCTGCTGCTGCTGCAGTAAACATTTCCGAACTAACATCATGGATACAACTTTGTGCTGCTCTAATAATTACTTGAACTCCCTCGCGTATTTTAAATTGTAAACTATTATTCTCAAATATAAAAACCCGATGACCGTTACCCGTAAGATTAATGTTCATATGGTCCATACCTTTGCGACATAGTATGTCTTCATACATTGCAGTAGGAGGGGCGGCAGAAGCAGCAGCATCAGCAGGAGCATTAGCTCTGAAAGCTGATAATCTCTTTTTCACTAAGCTCTTCTTCACTAAGCTCTTCTTCAACACGTCAAATTCCTTCACATCGTCAAATGCGGCTTGTATTTCTTCGCGAGTCGCTTGTCTTTGTCCTTTATGTATAATAGCATCCACTTTTTTTGCTATTGTGTCCAGATCGGCACACCGGGTTTTATCAACAGCAGCATCAGCACCCGCCATTTTCGTCAGTTTTTCTAATATACCCGGAATTTCAGTAACCGCTCCTGCGAGTTCCAAATCACCTGCGGCAGCGGCGGCGGCACCTATTTCATCACATGCTCTCAAGTGATCCGACAGTTTTTGTCTTTTTAAACTCAAGTGATCCGACAGTTTTTGTCTTTTTAAAACTGTATCTGGACTAGTTCTTGACATTTTTACTAAACTCCGCTTAGAACTATCACGAGACACGCGCGTATCATCCGATTCTGGCGGTGATCTATAGTTGTCGATTAAATCGACAGTTTGGGACGGGTTTGTTACCAATGTGTAAAAATCATCTGCAAAATGAGCCAATAGAACTGTTTCAATATCGGTTAATGATTCAAGTGGGTACCATTTATCGTCACGAAACATGCAAACCAATAACAGTTGTATTTTAGTTATAAGATCGGATACGTAGCTGCCTGATAATTTGCCACGAACTGACAATTTCATTTTACCAATAAATTTTTGAAAATGTTCCCCTGCAACATCCATACTGGTGGCGGCCGGTATTAATCTTACAAGGTCAATATTGCTTTTTACTCGTTCGGATATCTTAAATTTTTCATTTTTATATGCTAGTTCTGCTGCATTAGGGCGTTCCGAAAAATCCATTACTATTGAAATCATACCACTCTCACTCTTAGAAATGGAGTACGGATTTCGTAGTGGAGTTTCTGGGTGTGACTGTGCAACACCCGCAACTGCTTGTCGGAACAACGGCCGTTGATAAAAAGCATCATCAAATGGTCTTTTTGAACCGACTTGACCTGTACGTCTACTCATATTTAAAAATAAAAACTAAAATAATATATATAATAATATATTATAATATTATATATATATATATATATTCCTAAAATTCTAAATAAATAAATAATGAAAAATCGACGTCATAAAAATAACCGACATACTCGAATCAAACATCATATTAAGCATAATTATACGCTGCGCAACACATTAACAGGCGGAGTTGCTGGTACGAATCATAGATCAACAACTCTACATGGTCGCCGCAGACATCATCCAGTCGTTGCCAGACAAATACAAACGCGTCGGCGCGTAATGCAACGAAAGGCGTCTTCTCAGGGCTTGTACAAAAAAATCAGCCCTCACAAGAAACTCAGCCCGCGATCCACCTCCATTGCAATGCGTATTCGCAACCTAAATGAAATGGCAGAAATACTCGATAAAAATGACGACTTGGCGGGAGATTTACTAATCCCATTTGTAGACAAATATGATGACGGCGTTTATGACTCTAAAAGCGCGGGCGAAAGTAAAAACGGTGGCAGTAGTGGCGGTGCATGTATACATGGTAGGATGAAAAACGAATGCCCAATATGCAAGGATGTACCTGAACATGTGGCGATGACTGCACTTTTAAAACAACACCCTCCCCACCCCGGATGGTCAAGTCCCTCATTCGCATCGGCATTCGGTGCATTCGGTACACCTGCATTCGGTGGAGTACAATTCGGCGCACCAGCAGGAGCATTCGGATTCGGCGCACCGGCATTCGTCGCACCACCAGGAGCATTCGGATTCGGCGCACCAGCAGGGGCATTCGGAATACCGCCAAAACCGGCTGCTGCTGCTGCTGCTGCTGCTGCTGCTGCCGCGCCTCTCGATATTACGCGCGACCAGGGTTCTATCTTAAGTCATGACGATAAGCAAAAATTCTTGAACAAATATGGGTCGCGTCTAGTAACGGTTCACGGCCCGTGTTGGTGGCATAGGATTGACGCGTTCGATCGCGCGACGCTACTCGATATGTGTAGAGCACATCCAACCAATCCGGCATGTCTAGGAACAATTTATGCTTCTCCCGGCAAATTGGTTGCAGTAGAAACCGTATCCGGCGATCTTTCGAAATCTATGGATCTATTTGCTCGCGCGGTTAATAATTATTCCAGAATATCTGGAAAACCTATGTCCGATGCTACAACAAGTCCTGAATTAACCGCAATTATGACAACTGAACTTACCAAAAAAGTGGCGAACAATCAGCGGACGACCATTCCGAGTAATCCGCGATTCGTTAGACCGGATACGCATTTAACATTTTGCGAATTCGCAGCAATTTTATTTTTTACTAGAGACGAAAGTCAACCCAAATCGTTCTCAACATATAGAATGCTGCGCACAAGTATGCATCATCCGGCAGTCAAAGATATGACGGGAGCCCAATACGTGGAGTTAATTAGCCAGGACCTTGTCACCTTCTTTTTTAGCGCGCTCTATAAATGCCCGCGAGTTCGAGATATGATCACGGTTGGTCTTATACCGCACGGGTCAACCCATTTGCACCGATTCTTGCCGGTATCCAGTGTTGTATATACTCATTACGCTCGAACCGCTGCTCTAAACTCGACGGTAGCTTTTTATTGTTTTCAGAGCTTTTCGTTAAATCTGTCACCCAATAGTATCGTGCCATTTTCACAGCCAAGCGCTACTAATACACATTTAATTCTGCTGAGAATTCTTATAAACGACCAGACCAGCGCGCGATACATATCGCATTATTCTGCGGTTGAGCCGGAAGATGAAGTATTGGCGCTTCCATGCATCCCGTATTTAATCTCCGGAAAGGCTGCATTTACCAATGGCGCCGATTTTGCAACTTTTATACGCAACCATTCCGGATTTGATTATGGTGCGATTGGAGGGTCATTTACGGGTTTTACCGGGTATTTGATAATAACTTTAACCGAAGAACAATACGCGAATTCCATGCGGACTGGAATTAACATACTTAACGGGTAAGCCGCACATGCATACACATCCTACGACAATGCCCGCTGCCCTTCAAACATCGCGCATTTGAGCAGCGAGAGCTGCCGATTCTCGGTAGAAAAATAGCTGGGTGTCAGGTTGCTCCAGTCGGTATTTGGCTCCATCAAGCCGAGCTTCGTGTACACGTATCCCACAAACGCGCTGCACCAAAAGCGGTCCGTTTTTTGGGGAGATGGGTCCTTATTGCGCGCGCACCCGATCCAGTCAATCGGGTCCACGTCGTACGGCTTATTGTACGTGGCGTCGTGTATTTCTTTCAGAGCCGACTCGCTAAAAATGTGGTCGTAGCTGTCGGCGCCGACCAAGCTTCCGCACCGCACGGCCCGCGTCCACAGTTTCCCCGTGTACGTGCGTATAAATTCTTCCAGCGGAATGATTTGAACGCCGCGCTTCTTTTTATCGTCTTCTATGTCGAGCGACGCGTCGTCCAGCATGGACTCCCAAATGTAGAGCCCTTTTAGCGGCACCTTTGCGAACGTGGGGTCTTTCAGCACAATCCCAACGTGCGAGTAGTCGCTGTACGTGAAATACTTGATAATCCATCCAAACCATCCTAAAACGCCGTGCCCGGTATTGTCGCATAAAATCAAATCCCCCGTTTTTAAATGGCCGTATTTGTGGTCAACTGCTTGACTCTTTGTCACTGCCGTCACTGCCGTCATTTTATTTTTATATATAATAATTATAATAAATATATTAAAATTAAATAAGTAAAGTAAATATGTTAAAATTAAATAATATCACCCTTTACCATCTTTTACATTTTTATTCAATCAATGCAACCACCGCAGCAACAACCCCAATATAAAATTTTGTGTTCGAAAAATGACGTCATTCTTAAACGCGAATTGCAAAACAATAATGCAAGTAGTCCCGGTCCCGGTCCCGGTCCCGCTAGCAACACGTTTGTTATTGATTTTGAAATCAATAATTCGCGCATCGACCTGGAGCGATTCTGCAATTTCAATATCTTCAAACTGATGTTTGAACTGAACCGCGAAGACGCCATTCAAGACCTGCGCATCACCGAC